TCGACGCCACGGCCGCCGTCAGGGCGTTGGTGACGTCCACCAGGTCCGCGCCACCGATAGTAGCGCCCTGGGCAGCTACCTTGACGAGTTCCAGGGCCTTGGCACTGGTGAGGCCCTTCGCGTGCATCGATTCGAAGTTGGACTCGACGTGATACAGCGAGTTCGCCAGCGACTGTGGGCTCTGGGCTACCTGCGAGGAGAGCTTCAGGATTCCGTCGGACAGTACGCCGATCTTGCTGTGCGCGACACCCGCCTGAGTTTCCAGGCGGGTCATCTGCGCGTCGAACTTGCTGGCCATGGTGACGGACGCGGCGAGGAAGGCTGTCATGCCGATTGCGGCGAGACCAGCGGTCTTGTGGAGCTTGGCGGTGGCAGCCTCCACACCGGACATTCCAGCGCGAGCCTGGGCGAAAGCCGGTCCGGTCAGGTTCTTAGCCGTAATCAGGATCTCCACTACGTCCATCGTCCGGCCTCCTTCCCAGCTCTTCTAGTGCCAGCATGCGCAGGAATGACGCGTCCTCTTCGAGCAGTTGGCTCGGAAGACACTTGAAGCGGTCGCAGACGCCGAGGATGAATTCGGCATGTGTCAGATCGTTCGGCTTGGTTACAAAGCTTCCATCGGGAGCGACGCCTCCAGGGGAGTCTCGCCAGAGTTCGACGGCCTCGCCAAAGGGGCGGACACGCTCGAAATCGCTTCGGACCAGGCGTTCACCAGGGCCATGGCGAACTCGGTGTCCTGCGCCCTCAGGCCTTCCAGGGTGGCGGGGACGGGCGAAACCGAACCGTCAGGGTTCTCGTCCTCCAGATTCCAGCTCACCAGGGCGCTGATGAACAGGTCGAACATTCCGTTCGTCTGCTCGGTGTCGTCCCTGTCCACCTTGCCGACGCCCTCGGAGCTGGAGAGGTCGAGCATCTGGCCGAGCGAGACCGACCGGGCCATGACTTCCAGCCCGGCCAGATCCTCGTCCGCGAACTTGAGCTTGTAGATCTTGCGCTTCGCCTTGAAGCCCATGGTGGTTCTCCCCTTTGGTGAATCTACTAGGAAACGGACATTACGCCCAAGTCGGGACAGTTCCGTCGGAAAGCGACCCAGGCACGGCCCACGTGAGTTCACCGGACTGCGCGCGAGTCAGCGGGTAGTCGGTGAAGATGACCTCGTTGTTGAGCGACACCGCATTCACCGTCATGGACAGCGTGCGGTTGACCGAGGTACTCGGAACGGTCTTGAAGACCGAGTGGGACACGGCGGTGTTGTAGACGCCGTTCAGCGTGACCGAGAAGTCCGCCAGCAGGAGGAGCCGCTCGAAGGCGCTCTTGTCCACACCGGTAATGTCCTGGACGCCACGAGGTGTGGCAAAGCTGAGGTTGGTACAGTCATTCTTAATGACTACAGGAGTTCCAGCGCTATCGTCGGCCGAAAGCGTGGTCCAACCCAATCCCGATGCTTTGGAAATTTTGCTCACCAACTTCTGTTTATGGCATAGCAAAAGGGCCACTGCATGAATGCAATGGCCCTTATCTATACTGCTGATTGGTTATTCTGGATCCGCGAATCGATGCTTTCGATTACGCACGTTGGAAATCGTGGTGGTGGTCACCCCGAACATCTCTGCGAGTGTTTGCCGGGAAAGGAGTGGTAGAGACCGAATCTTCTCTACGTCCTCGTCCGTCAGGGTCACGCTACGGGTGTTGAGGGCTTGCTGCTTTTTGGTCGCCCATCGACAGTTCTCGGGAGTGTAATTCCCGTCGTTGTCGATGCGGTCCAGTGTGAAGCCATCCGGCCGCTCGCCCATGTCTTCAAGGAAGTTGACGAATCCGTCCTCGCCGCTCCACCAGGCGCACACTGTGATGCCACGGCCGCCGTAACGTGGGTATTCAGGCTTATACGTCTTAGTACAGCGTGCGATCATCGAAGACCACGAGTACCACGTTGGAGTGCATGACAGTCCATGCTTCTGCATCGGGTGCTGTGTCCGGCTGGCATGGCCACTACGGAAGCGACGTGCACCTGTTCGTGGATAGACGCGAGTTGGTTCGCCACATCCGCATTCGCAGAGTTTTACTTCAGAAACTTCATCTGGCATGTGGGTAAGCGTAGATCAAACTTGAGATTGTGTCCACTCACGCAGGCTCCAGGATCACCCATGCCAGCACGGAGGTGTCACCGGCTGTTCCCGTCACCGTGAAAGACGTAGCGGCTGTCCGCGCGGAGATGTAGTAGATCGCCCAAGTACTAACCTGCCTGGTGTGCCTGGGAAAGCCTGTCCTGGTGTTCCGCGAAAGAATCGATCCAGGTATCCGCGTTGTGCTTTTGCGGCTCAGTGCCACGAGGGTTTCCCCGGTGGTCGCCGTCACGCACGATGAACAGCTCCGGCTTGTCGATTCGGGTGCGGTGCATGGAGGTCTGGAAGCAGTCCTGGCCAGCCTCGAAGACGAGCCAGTTCTCCATCTCAGACACATGCAGCCACTGGTACTTCCGTCCGGCGTGCGTGGCTGTATGGATCATCTGCTCATCCAGGACATCAGCCCGGATGCGCCAGCCCTTCAGGTACTTGTCGCACTCGACCTCCGCACAGGTGGCCGGACGGAAATGCGTAGCGAGCGGTGCGACGACCGTATAGGTCTTGTACGCGCTCGCTGGCATCTGCGGTGCGATGCGGTTCATTTCCTGCATGAGAGTCTCCCCAGACTGATTTAGAACACGGTGGCGACGAGATTCCGTACAACGACCACGTTGAAGGAGAGGCTGGTGAATCCGCCACTCGTTGTCGTGACCGCGCGGAGGTAGCGCTCCACCTGCTGCGTGTTACTGGTGGCGATGCGCTCGGAGGTCGGTCCGGCTGTCACCTGAGTGAATCCGCCGCCGGTCACATCAGCGAAAGCATCAGTGGAGCCGTTGTCCTTGGACTCCTGGAGCTTGATGGTGACGTCGGTGCCGGTGAACGAAGTGACCTGGAGGTACGCCTGGAGGCCGTAGTACGACTGGTTCGACAGGAATGCGGTGCCATTGATCGTCCAGGTGAGGGGCGTGGCGTCAGAGAGCGTGGAGTTCGTAGCGATCGGGTGTGCCACGGAAGTGCCTGCGATACCGCTCAGTACCTGCGCCTGGAAAATCTTTCCGGCGAGAAGTTGTGTGGTACCCACCGTCCGGCCGCCGAGTTCCAGCACGGCGGTGGACGCGAAGATGCTGGTCGTCGCCCCGTTCAGCTGCGTCGCGCCCAGCTGCGTCCACGTGGTGCCGTCGTCGGAGGTGTAAAAAACGATCGCCGCATTCGACGAGCCGTTGTCTACATCCATCGTGGCCCGCACCCACTTGACGGCCCCGTCGGTGACGCCGGTTGCCACGCTTGATGTGGCGGTCTTCTCGACCGTCCCGTCTTCCGACCAGCGCAGGATCAAGTTGCCGCCAGCCGTCACCGCCAGCGCGTAAGAGCGCTGGTTGCCGGTGGCGGTGTACTTCGCGATAATCGTGGACTCCGCCGCTGGTGTCCAGTCGTCCAAGGCCACCTTGGCGCGCAGGTCGATATCCCCGACGATATCGAGAGACGCGGCATCCGGAGTGGTGGCGGTATTGCCAGAGCTGCCAGGCAGCTGAAGGTAAGGGACACCGTCGTTGTCGAGAGCGACCGCTGTACCATTCGTCGCCGCAGTATCCGTGCGCAATCCGGCGGTGAGCTGTGTGCCCCACTCGATGCCGTATGCGTTCGACTGCGCCTGGACGGCGAAAGTGAACATACCGTCAGCGGCTCGGGTGCCGTCGTAATTGATCTGCTTGGCGACCATGCACGCGGCGTCGTTCCCGAGCGTCGTTCCGCGTGCGTACGTAGCAATGACGTCAGTGGTCGGCAGAGTCGAGAGGCGTGGGTGCGCCTTTCCGGCAGCGGTGTCGAAGAACGCCATGAACTCCAGGTTGCCGTTGCGCAGGCCACCGATTCGCTCGTAGGCGGACTTGTCGATGGAGGTGACATCCAGGAGTGCCGGTCCGCCGCTGATGCTACCGAGACTTCCGATGTCAGTGCTCAGGTCGTAACCTGACAGGTAAAACGCATCCCCCAAGCCCGAGGATTTTGCCACGTCACCCTCCTAAGGGGATAGAAAGCTTTTATGGAGCCTGTGTCCAGAGGTCATCAACCACGACCGGAAGCACGATTGAGAACACCCTGAACTCGTGCCCGTCCTGGTTGATATACCCAGCACGTGAAGAAAGTCCCGCACCGTAAGCGCCAAACACATCGACATGACGGATGAGATCGCCCAGGGTGAAGTCTGCGATATACGCGGCGAACAGGGCGTCCAGCGTCTGCGTCAGCAGCATATCGTTGTCGTCGTAAGGCTGTTGCAGGGAGTTCAGGTACATACGCACCATGAACTCAATGCGTGTCGTTGTGGTGGCGAGCCCTGAGGTCTGGATCGGGTTCACGCTATTGACCCAGATGGATGCCGTCATGCCCTGGCCAGGAGCACGTTTCGTCTCGTGACGGTTCACGACATCGAAGTACCCGATCTCGGAGGCATGAGTGACCACGGCGTCCAAAATTCCTGTGATGTCAAGAGCCATGTGTCACCTCCATCAGACGAGATACTCTCGAACCACGAGACGCGCAGTCCTGGGGGCTTCCTCTTCCAGTTGATCTTTTACGGTCTGGAAAGTGTGGTAACCAGGGAAACCTGGGCGCGGCTTGTTCCGGCTTTCGGTACCTTCCAGCCAATTTCCGTATATAACGTCCGAATCGGACACACGGTAGCCGACGCCGACAGGCTCGATGTCGATCTGGCTCTCGTAGTACCCGGTCGGGTTTACCAGGACTGCCGCAAGGTGCCCAAGGACCAGCTCCTTGCCCTTCTCCGCCAGCTGCTTGGAGATCTCCTCGGAGGCAAGGTCCATCTTGCGATTGATCAGGCGACGCCAGACGGGTCCTTCGGCCCGAACATAGGCCTCTATTTCCAAGCCGGGCATCAGCTCTCCTCGTCCACTGCTACGTCCACGCCCAGCGCCTTGCACAGCTTCTGGACGAGCCTCAGGGACTCGGCTCCCGTCGCCTGATCCTCGATGCTGCTCTCGTAGTTGGCGTTCGCCAGTTCTGCGGAGATCTGGTCGGAACGCTTGGCCGCGATCAGGAGGATGGCTCCCTGAACGGAGGCCAGCATCGAAAGCACCAGGTTCAGAAACGTGAATGGATAACCGTCCCAGTGACCGATAAAGGAGACGACGTTCAGTCCAGCCCAGACCGCCATGAACGCGAAGAACGAGATGACGAAGACCCAGGATCCCATCCCGTTGCGCACCATGTCCGCAGCGCGCTCCCCGAAGGTGAGGTCACTGCCGCTGCGCACCTGCGGATGCGGATCCCAGTTGGGGGGAGTGGTCATCGGCCCTCCTGACTAGATCGTCCTCTGACGTGCCTTACGCGTGTACTGCTGGCTGACCCGGTCGCGGAGATCCTGGAGCGCCACCATCGTCGCTGGGCGCTTGGCCGCGCCACCCGTACTGGAAGCAGCCGACATCGTGCGGAACCATCCGGTCTGCTCCTCCAGGAGATCCGAGATCGCATAAGCCGTAACGAATTCCCTGATGCCGTACGGGACTTCCCAGAGGTACACGGTGGTACCGGTGGAGTGGATCCCGGCTGTCGTACCCAGGGCGCCACGGCGGATCTGAAGAGTCCGGTTGGCATAAATAGGAGTACTGATCGTATGCGCGGCAGTCGTTGTTCCGTCGAAAGCCCGGCGGGTCAGCAGGTTGTTCCCGACGATATCCACGATCAGGAACTTCTCGGAGTCGATGAGAAGTATCTCTTCTGGTGAGAACTGCGTACCGTCGGCCACGGCCACCATAGTGTCGGTGCCTGTGACGCTGTTGGTCAGCGCTGAGGCCAGCACCACACTCGTGTTCAGGAAAGACCGCTCGGTTACGATGCAGCGTTCGTCGTCCATGCGGATGATGGAACCGACGCCCACCATGGAGGACGTCGTACCGTCCACATTGACCGATGTGGCAGTGGCACTGAGGTTGACAGTCGTGGTGAGTCCCGTCGTGGTTTCCTCGTTGGAGTAACCGAAGATTCCGGTGACGAGAATGGACTGCTGGTAGGTGCTGCCGCCACCGAATGCGGATGCGCTGGAGAGTTTGAGTTCGATCCTGCTGTATGGAGGACCGGTTCGGTTGGGCTCCAGGAGGGCATCAGATGCCCCAACTACGCCACCACCCGTGCTGCTCAATGAAGTTAGTTCCACCAAGTTGGCGCTGTCCAGCCAGAGCCGCCAGGGGAGAGCGCCCTGGATATTCGGCCAGTCGAACTTCTTGGTGGCGTACTCGGGGTAGAAAGTACGGTGGGTGATACCCTCCACGATCCTGGAAGACGCCCGGATAGCGCGATCGATCTGATGGTTGCTACGCGCGGTCTCCTGGATTTCCAGGGCGCGCTTGATCGTCTCGCGTGTGGTGTAGACGGCGAATTCTTTGTCGGCAGTTGTCGGCGTCGCGCCAGCCACTGTGACTGTGACTGTCTCATCGCTGTTGACCGCGACGCTGCTCTTCAGGCCCGCCCAGGTGACCAGGTAGGAGCCTGCGGCCAGCGAGGAGGAGGTCACCCAGGAGTAGCCGTAAGCGCCAGTCCCTGGGTGTGTCACACCGGTTGTGGTGGTGGCCAGTGCGGTAGCGCCTGTACCGATATTGGTGATGGTGATACTCGGGGTGGCGTCCAGGTCTACAAGAACGCCACCCGAGAAGGTGTACCACTGCGAAAGCAGGACCAGGGTGTCCCCGGCGGTAACGCTGGCCATCCTGGTCCTCCTATGGGGTTGCTGGGGTGGGGACCGTCATTAGACGGCGTACCAACCCCATGCGGTCCCGTTGTATAGGGCCTGCACGCGCAGGGTCACTCCGGTAGCTGCCGTAGTTGAGGTGGCTCCGGTGCCGCTGGTCGTGTAGATGAGCTGGCTACTGGTGGTATCTACAGTCAGCGTGTTTGAGCCAACGTTCTTGAATACGTACTCGACCGGGTTGTAGTCGGCGGCAGGGAGCGTTCCGGTGAATCCGGCGGAGGTGGTGTCGCAAACCAGGGTGCGGTCGATGGGCGAGGCGGTGAATGTGGTGGTCTTCCGCTTGATGGCGCGCGGTACCTGGCCGTTGACGAGTTCGATGCCGGTCGGGTTGGAGACGCTGACACCGGACTCGGTGAACAGGCCAGTCCAGGTGACCCGGCCGAGGGCGGCATTCATGGCCCCCGCCGAGTTCCCGGCGATGTTGGGGGTGCTGGACTCGGTGGAGATGTTGATATAGATCGTCGGCCCGACACCCTGCGACCCAGCACCGATGATGTACAGCTCGTGTGTACACGCTTCAATGGACGCTGAAGTGACATGCATGGAGTGAACGGAACCGACCGAGCTGGCGTAGTTTCCGACGGCGCACAGGCCCGCCCAGCAGTACAGGGCCATGTAGCGGTCAACCACTGCGTGCTCCGTGAGGAACATGGCGTAGGTGTAGCCGCCGCCGCAGGAAACATTCTTGGCAATGACATAGTCGTTGTTGCCAGGAGCTGGAAGGAGCAGACCGATGGAGAGCCCAGTGCCGAACGTTCCGGGCGAGGAGTAGTCGGTGGACGGCGAGGCTACTGTCCCGGCTGTCCCATAAGCGAAGTTCTCCAGGTGCGCATTGGCACATCCCCAGAGATTCGCAGCGCCGTACGTGATGCCGAAAGAGCTATGGGTGGTGATGATGGACAGGTTGGTGATGACTGGCATGACGTTGCTGTAGACAGCATTGACGCCGTATCCGGAACCCTCGTTCGGTCCGGAGATCACACCAGGATTGCCGTGGGCGTTGATATCGGAAGTCTGCGCACTGGTGGATGCGTAGACACCAAAGCTGATCAGGCACGATCCAGCTGTCTGCGGAACGGTCTGCTGCCAGTGCCGGACAGCCGGGGCGCCATTCGTGGCCCCGGCGAATTCCAGGATACGCTTGTCGGCTGTCGTGCTGTATACGCCGAATACCAGCTGGCCGTTGCCGGACTTGGTGGTATTCAGTGCGCCAGCAACTACATACATGCGCGGAGGGAAGAACACCTGAGCGTACGTGTGAGCCACCAGGTAGGCCTCAGCGGCAGTGATCGCCGCCTGGATGGCTACGGTGTCGTCAGTCCCCCAGATCACCTGGACGCCAGTGATGTTTCCACCAGACGCATTGGTGGTGGACAACGTAACCTGGGTGGCGCTCTGCCGGGAAAGAATGGTGGTCACCAGCGTGGTGACCCCAGTAGCGGCGGCGCCCTTGACCTGGATCGACTTGCCGACATCTCCGGCGGTGAACAGACCGGAAGCGCTCGTCAGAACAGCGCTTCCAGAAAGCATCGCGCCATCGGTTACAACCTGTGCATCACCAACGGCGCCGTACGTGGTGGACGTGACGTCAAAGATCCAGGCACTGGAACTGGAGATAGCTGCCCAGGTGGCGGCAGAAGAACTTGTGGCCACCGGGGCGTAGCCAACAGCCGGAGTACCCGAGATCGTGACGCCATTGACTTTGGAAACAGTCGGCCCTGGGTACGGGCCGGACAGGTCGCCAGAAGCGGTTCCGCTCGGGGTGCGAGAATCCGACAACCGCGAGTCGTTGCCGACGCATGCAGTCGTACTGGTGGCCCCGTACGCCACGGTCAGAGTACGGTCAGCGGCCAGAGTTCCGCCACCAGTCAGACCGGTTCCCGCGATGATCTGGGTGCTGGTACTGGCCTTCGTCGCCACCTGCGTGTCGATGTACGTCTTGCTGCCTGCGGAGTGACTGGTATCGGGGGTGTCGTCATTGAGGACGAGATCACCCGTCATGGTGTCGCCAGCCTTGGCGACCTTCAGCGGGTCACCCAGGACGCTGACATAACCGACTGCGCTCATGTCAGCCACCTCCAGGCATTAGTACCGCGTGAACGTCCGGTGCTGCTCGTACTCTCCGACGTAGGTGCCATCGGGCCGGTATCCGTCATACCGGCAGAACAGCATTCCGTCAGGGCCCTGGCTGTACGGCTCGCCGTCGTTGGGGCAGGCCAGTAGCCGCATTTGCGGTTCGATCGCCACGTAACCCATGCCCTCACGGACGATGGACAACAGGGCGTACCAGTTTCCGGTGCCCGTGGTCATGGGTTACTCCGCCGGGCCGTTCAGGCGCATCTTGAGAGCAGCCTTGTTGCCGTAGGTGGGAAGACCCTGCTTCTCGCACTCCTTGCGGAGTTCCGAGAGGGTCATCTCCTCGCCGGAGTCGTCGCTCTCCTCGGTCACCACGGCGGGCGCGTCGTCGGCTGGGGCGTCATCGAGGGGGGCGAAGACGGGCCCCTGGTCAGGAACGGAACCGACCAGGGGCTCTACCTCCGGAGCAGCCGGGGAGATAGCCGCTGCGGAGGTGTCATTCTCGGCTGCCAGACGCGCGTTTTCAGCGTCCAGGGCCGCGTTCGAGGGTCCGCCGTGAACAGTGATCTTGGGCATTTCGCCCTCCTCGTGGAAGTCCTTGGAGCGGCAGTTCGGGCACATCCGCAGACCCACCGCGAAAAGAGTTGTGCAGCCTTCGCACTCATTCAGGGCCATGACCAGAGCCTTTCCACTACGGCACCGTGGGCAATCGACCAGGGGGCCGCCGTACCGGGCCGGGCATGTCGTGCACTTGTAAACAATCATGATTGGACTCTCCCCAGAGTTATTGCTCAGGCCGCAGCCACGGATGCACCGTCATCAAACGGCCAGTACGTGAGATGCCATTTTACCGAACCGGTGTCGCTGGCATCCGTCTTCAGTCCGACATTCCCAACTGCAAGGAGGAGGGGACGAGCCGGGATCGACGCGAGAGCCGATGTGGGTGGCAAGTTGTTACTGAAGCTGTCGGTAATCAGTCCCGAGATGCCGTATAGCGTACCGACTTCATCACTGGTAACCACGGCTGGTCCAGTAATATCCGCAACAGTGCCAACTGTTGGAGTATGTACCAGGTTCATGCTGGTAGCCGTAGCACCCAGGGCTGTGGTCACCTGCCCGATAATGCTTGTGAGAATAATCCGGCCGCCGGAGACGGTGAAAATCGTTCCAGTAGCGGTCTGAGGAAGAGTGGCGGTAGCCCGGTCCACCCTGATGCCCAGAAGACCTGGGGGATGAAGGAATACAGACACGGGCTAACCGCCACCTTTCTCAGTGCGTGGGATCAGGCAGCCACGATGGTGGCGCCATCGGTGATTGCCACGTAGCAGATGTGCCAGTTGATGACACCGTCTGGGCTGGTACCTGTGGTGACCTGCTCGATGGTGCCTGTGTTGATGATCAGGCCGACGCCAGCGGAACCGGCGGTCGGAGTGGTCACAGGCTGGCCGTACATCGAGACCTTGCCGATGCCACTGACAGGACCGTCCGCCGCTGCTCCTGTGATGCTGAGCAGGTTTCCGGCAGGGGTGTCAGTGGTGCCGATGTCGGTGGCCGCGAAGATGTCCGAGGTTGTGCCCACTGTGGGATTCGCCTGGAGCTTCACGGTGTTCGCTACGGTGATGACCGTAGTGACCTCGCCGACGATGGCGTGTACATACACCAGGCCGCTCACGGTAAACAGCGTCTTGGTCTCTGTAACCAGAGCGTACGACTTGTTGACGTGAATGCCGAGAGTGTTCGTACGGAGGGCGTTGCCCTTGATTCCGGAAGACATGTTTCAGTCCCCCTTACGCCGAGACGGCGGCGAGGTTGTCCGGCTTGCGCTGAACGTCCAGGTCGCCGAGGATGGCGGTCACGAGACCGGCGGATCCGACCGAGACCTTGGCGTACACCAGGGGATCGGCCAGCGAAGTGCTGGGGATGTAGAAGGCAACGGTGCCCGAAGAGATCGTGACCGCGTTCGAGGCGCTCTGAGAAGCGGTGACCCACTTCGCGGTGCCGTTGGTGGCGGTGTTGGTCCACTTCTGGACGATGATGTTGCCGGGGGTGGCGTACGAGCCGCCGAATGTCGCCGAAGTGGTGAGCGTGAAGGTGTCGTTTCCGGTGCACACGAAGAGAATGCCGGAAGCCTGCTTCATCGACACAGCCACACCAGCAGCGATTGGGACGACGTTAACGCGGCGTCCCAGAGTCTGCATGGACATGCTGGACCTGCTTTCGAACTGACATGGGGTTCTTGGGCTCGGGCGTCACTGCGAGCTTGCTAACGGCCTCCCAGGGGGCTTATTGCCTGGAGGGCCACCGGACATGCAGAAGGCCCTGAGCGGATCCTCAGGGCCTTCTGGTGGGGCAGATCTCAGATGTCGCTGAATCGGCCTTCGCCGTTCGCAGCCTTCCGTATGGTCAACTTGGAGACGCCGAAGCGCTCGACCATCTCAGACTGCTTCACCACGTCTTTGTTCGCACGAATCCATGCGACATCTTCAATGGTGAGCTTGTACCGCTTCGGCTGCACCAGTAGCGCATCCTGTCGAGCCGCTGCGCGATCAAGCGCGCATTTACGGCACTGTCGGCCACCGGTTTTGTTGACGTATACGCCAACCTCATCAAACAGGTGACCCTTCCCGCAGCGGTCCTTACGAAAAGAAGCCTTGTTCTGCTGCTGTTCACTGCGCGTCGCCCACCGGCAGTTCGACAACTCGTAGTTCCCGTTGTTGTCGATCCGGTCGATGCTTCGCTCTTCTGGCCGTTCGCCCATGTCTTCGAGAAAGTTCTTGAAGCCATCAGGACCGAGCCAGCGATCGCACACCGTGATGCCACGACCGCCATAACGGTGGTACCACGTCGCTCCGGAGTCGTAGCACCGTTGCACCATGCCATGCCAGGAGGTATACGTCCTGGTGAACGCTCCCTCGCTGGTGCGGTGCGGGTACGTAGCGGCCCTCTCCTTGATGTTTGCGGGAGAGAGCCGCAACGCGTGGTGATTCATGTGTCGCCGACAGCGACACATCGGAGGACACTGTGTTCCTCGGGTCTTATGCCGACCGCAGGTACACCCTTCAGAGCACTTTTTCTTCGTCACTCTGAGAGTGTATCATGAGGATGTTACCTGGTTGCGAGCCGGACGAACGGTGTGAGCGAGTTACTTCCCTGGTGCGGCGTAATGGCACTCTGGAGCCACGGCACCCCGTCCACCCTCTGGATAAACCGGAGGGCTGTCTGATCGTTGGAGAACTTGAAGTGCGGAGAAGTGTCCGCACTCATGGTCTGCCGGTCACCAACGAGATAGTATCCCAGATCTACGAAGTTGATATCTCCGGTAGTTCCGACCGAAGGAACCTTCTCCGTGAAGAAGATCGGACGACCCAGGATGCTCATGGGCGGGCCAGCCGAACCGGGCTGGTTGAGACCCTGACCGATCCAGACGGCGGAGCCGCCAGTACCGACCGAGAGCGCCATGGTCGCCAGTTCGGGGAAGGTGTCGATGTGGGCAATCCACACCGCACGGTCCAGCGAAGTCGGCAGCATGCGGGAGTACATCTTGACGATGTTCTCCCACAGGATGGTGCTGGAAGCCTGGCCGCTCTCGGCGGTGACGGCGACAGCAGCATCGGCGTTCAGGAAGCCGAGAGGCTCACCGACACCGGTACCCGAGATGAACGCCACGTCCTCGAACCAGGCCATGGCCTCGGGGAAGATCTGGTTGATGAACATCTGGAGCGACAGGACCGAGTCCTGGAACAGCTCGTTCGGGACTTCGGTGTAAGTGGTGAGCTTCTTCGCTTCCAGACGCACACGACCGAATGTGGCACTGGTCGTGGTGAGCGCGCCGGATTCCTCGGTCCAGTAGGCCGTGACACCACCGTAGACGTTCGATGCGTGACTGGTGTCATCGATGGTCGGGAACGGGACGGTGAGGGTTTCCATGGGTACGATACGCGCGCGAGGGCGCACCATCGACCGCTCCAGGGCGACGCGCAGCAGCTCAGCCCGGAGGTACTCGGGGATGAGGAAGCCACCGTCGGAAGGAACGATGGAACCGAAGGAGTTCTGGATGGAGCGGATGTCCGACTGGGCCTTGGCGGCCTCAGCGGAGCGCGCGCCGTGCCAGATGGCCTTCAGGTACTCAGCGGTCGAGCCGAAGAGGTCGTTGATGGCCGCGCCGGGGGCCTTCGGGTTGTACTGGCTGCCCAGCTTCGCACCGTTGACCATCGGGTTGGTGTCGGGAGCCATGTTCAGACGCTTGGCGTCGCCCTTGGCGTCCTTGGCCCCATTGTCAGCCAGGTACTTGACCAGGCCGCGCTGAACCTCAGCCTCGATCTGGTCCGAAAGGTCGGTTCCCTCAGCCTGCGCCTTGCGGGCATAGGCGGAGATGAACTCCTTGAGCGAGTCCTTGGATGCCGCAATCTTCTTCAGATTGGCGGTATCACCGAGCATCTCCGCGAGTTCGTCGTCATTGCGCGGAATAACCGGAGTGGTCACGAGACCTCCTTAAAGAGGTTGTGGAGGATTTCGTCCGCGCTAGACGGCTGCGGATCATCTGACATCAGATTGGCGACCAGGGAATCCCAGTCGTCAGTCTCGGAACGTGGAACGCCGTACGGGTGGGAATCCCCGGGCATGACTTCGCCCGGCTCTTCCTGGCCGCCTTCGTAGGCGTCTTCCTCTTCGTTCTCCCGGTCCGGGCCTTCAGCCACGAACTGGAGTTCGTCATCGACGTACCACTTGTGGCATTCGCCGGTCATCATGGTGTCGTCATCGGGATTGCTGAACCGGACGCCGTAAGCGTTTCCGTTGACGATCTCGATAACGCCCTGACCAGTGTGCTCCGGCTCATGCGGAACACCGATAACACAGACGATGTCGCCCTCATCGAACTGCCGCATCACATTGACGATCTGCGGTTCGCGGTGAGCGTGAACGTGTGTGTCGCCGGAATCGGCGGTGTCGTCTTCGCTGCTTCCGCCACCGTCCTTCAGGTGCTTCTGAAGGTGAGCCTTGGCGGCAGCCTTGTCGGCTGCGGAGATTTCCTGTGTCTGATTCAGACGGGCCAGGGCGTTCCGTACACCAGAGATGGACGCGGCACCAGGAGTCCCGTCGGCAGAAACGAAGTGGTGAGGCAGGTGCCCGGCCGACTTCGGCATCTCGCCGTCCTGCACAGCATCGGAGTCGTATGCTGCGTAGAACTTCTTCGCCGTGGCTACTGGCATGGGGCTGGGAAGTTTGCCCTCGTTGGCACCCTTGTCCCAGGTGCCTTCCTTGACCGCCGTGGAATGCGATGGGGAAGCAGCGTCCTGGATGACCTGCGCCAGCTCTTCCCGGATGACGTTCCGGAGAGCTGCCAGCACGTCATCAGTGAGCGGAGGCGGCTCGGCCGCCACGGGTGCGACGGGAGGAGGTTCGACAGCCAGGTTGACGGGCTCAGGAGCTGCCTGACGGCCTGCGTAGCGGAAGACTGACAGGTCCCAGGTGTTCAGGACTGGCCGGGATGCTCGGGCAGCGGCAGCAGCCTGCTGGTCATCGGACTTCGGCAGCGGAACTGCCTCATCCGCGAGACCGGCCTTAACTGCCTCATCCGCCAGATACCAGGTTTCCGCACGCATGACGTCGCGCCATTCAGCGGAAGTCCCACCGGCTCGGGCGGCGTACGCGGCGGCGATGTTGTCGCTCTGCTTGTCCAGCAGCGCGGCCATCTCGGTCATCTCGGTGGCATTTCCGAAACAGCCGCCAGCGGCGTCGTGAATCATCATCTGCGAAGAAGGCTGCATCACCACGCGGTTACCGGCCAGCGCGATCACCGAAGCGATGGAAGCCGCCAGGCCGTCCACGTGCGTAGTGACATGTGCGGGATGCGACCGGATGGCATTGGCAATGGCGATACCGTCGAAAACGCTGCCACCCGGGGAATTGATCCGCAGATTGATCTTCCGGGCGGAGATGCCCTTCAGGTCGTTGATGAAGTCTTCGGGTGCCACACCGGACCAGCCGCCGATCGAGTCGTAGACATAGACGTCTGCGATCTCTTCGGCAGCATTCTCGATGCGGTACCACTGTGTCTTCTGCTGGGAAGTCTCAGGACCCTGCGCCTGCATTCCAGGCGGGGCCTGAGCCACCAGCTCGATGAAACTCATAGGGCGCCCTCCTCAGGCGGATCAGGAATCACTCGCGAACCTTCTTGCCGGGCTTCGCGTGGGGGAGATGCCCCGGGTCGTTGTGCTGCGGAGCGTCCTCGCGGCCTGGTGGGAGCGCGCCAGGAGCTGCGGGTGCACCGGGTTCGGCTGGCGTCACAGGCTCGGGCAGCGGAACTTCCGCCATGGACGGAAGTCCGACCGTCATGAGAATGTCGGAGGGCTCCCACAGGCCGGTGGAGGCCAGAGCCTGAGCGGCTGTCGCACGGTCCAGAAGAACCGTCGCGGCGATCTCCTCGTCCTCCGGTACCGGGTTGACGTAGTCGAATTCCAGGTTCGCGGCACTCGGTCCGTACATCGGCAGGATGTAGCGGTTGAGCGCTTCCTTGCAGCGCTGGAGCCGTGGCTTGGTCATCCACCGGGCGAACATGACCTCACCCGCATAGGCGTTGGCCTTGTTCACGTCATCGGTGGATCCGAGCATCGCCTTGGGGAACCCGAAAGCCTCACGAATGGTCTCGCGGCTTGCGTCACGCAGCTGAACGAACTGCATGTCGTCCATCGTGTACTTGATCTCACGGAACTTCATGCCCGCTTCGAGAATCGCCACACGGTGCGCGTTGGCCACGCCCTTGTGGGTTTCTGCCCAGCGGCGCTGGAATTCGTTGAAGTCGTCGTCCGAGATGTTCTGGTCGGCCTCGATCACTGCACCGGGAATGGCACCGTTGCTGAAGAAGTTCCGGTTCCACTCCGTGCTCAGCCGCTGGGATTCCAGCTCACCCATGATTGTCTGCACCGCTCCGATTCCCCGGTACGGGTCCAGAGGATTCGGCCTGCGCAAGAAGATGACGTCTTCCTTGGCCAGCGGGACGTCATCGCCGCCGGGGCCGTGGTAGACGTATCCAGCCAGGTAGTTCTCCCTGTCAGGAATGGGCTCCATGCGATCGGGCCGCACGAACCACATCTCCTGAGGGAAACCGAACTGGTTCTTGACAATCAGCCAGTACTGCTCGCCTGTGAGTTCCTCGTGCTGCTGCGTGGACTCCCGGAATTCGCTGCCCCCGAAGAACGGGTTCGGCATGTTCCACAGGTCCAGCGCAGGGTGCTTCCTGACCTGACGGCGGGTGTCCTGTCCGTTGTCATAGACGCGGCGGGCATCCGTGGACTTGTGGTACAGACCCCATTCGACCTGACTGTACGCGGTGGTGATGCGGTCGCAGATGGCGAACAGGGTCCCGACGCTGGACTGCGCCCGCATCATCGCCTGCATATTCGCAGTCGGCGTGGTCGCTCCGGTATATCCGCGTCCGCCCGCGTATCCGCCACGGTGGATGGTCAGCGGGACAGGAACCTTGTTCTGGATCGTGCGGTCCCGTGATCCGAAGAGGGGACCGAGCAGCGGACGGGCCATTCGGTCTCCTCCTGGCTACAGATGTTCAACGACGGCGGTTGTCCATCGTTGGCTCTTCTGGTTCGGGTTCAGGCGCTGTGAAAAGGCGGGACTGGAGCCAGACTCCGCCAAGGCCTGCGGCGATGATTCCCGCTGGCACGAAAATCAGCCCGATCCCCAGTGCGATCAGCCCGATGGACAGCAGCGCCAGGAGCCAGGAAAGTGTGTTGGGCCCTACGGAGGACCAGTCGATCCGTCCGATCAATGCTTTGGGACTCATATGCCCTCCTCTCCTGCATCAGATACTGGCTTCACTGAAAATGAACGTGATGTTCCAGACCTGGTCTACGTCCCCGCCCAGCGTCTTGAAAATGAACCCCTCGCCGGGGAAAAACGGGGAACCCGGGTTGGTCGGCGCGGAAATGTTCGCCACGGCGTCGCCTCCGCCCCCTGAGGAGATGACGGGAGGAAACACGGCCAAGGGGAGCGACGAGACGGTATTAGTCGGGTTTCCGATACGTATTTCGGTCCCTGGGTCTGGCCAGAAACTCGCCACTCGGTACACTGTGCTGGCGGCAATCAGTGTGCCGCCACTGGCAGCCGAAATCCGGTACGTGCCCATCGAGTTAGCAGATCCCGCCGCCGCACTGGAGTATGTGGTGACCGATCCCTGGATAGCGAACATCACCTTGCCCGAGTTGGCAGGGTTGAAGAACGAGATGAACGTGTTGGCGGCCACCACTCCAGGAGTGTCCATCAGGGTGTACACGTAGACAGGAGGCTGCTTCACGCTCATTGGACTAAGTCACCAGCGTTCTCGTCATCCTCGTAATATTCGGTCAGGTGGTTCTGGCACATGGGAATGATGTGCTGCGTCCGTGGGTTCATCCACATCCCGACAGCCTTGTTGTTCGGGCAGACGGCGCAGTTCGGGTTGCCGTCCATGATGGCCTTGAACTTGGCCTTGGTGACGCCGTCGAAAACGCGGATGCCGTGGTCGAAGATCATCGGAGAATCCTTATCCTCGGACGGAGGCCGCTTGCGTAGGCCAAGAGCAACGCGTCGGCAGAGTCCGGAGACTTCCCGCTCAGGCGCTTACGGATATCGTCCTTCAGTTCCACCCGGATACGGCCCTTGGAATCCAGGTCCCACCGGGGCATCAGCAGCTGGGCGCAGGTGTCATCAGCGCTTTCCATCTTCGACAGATCCCAGGCACCCGAGGAAGACATCTCGCGGCCGATGTTCCACCACAGTTCCGCCCGCAAGTTGACGAACTTCTTCTTGTCCAGCGGGGTGTTCGAGACGTTGATGCCGATGATCTGCGCGTTGTGCTCACGCCGGGAGGCAGCGTTGCGGAGTTCGCCGATCACGCCGAATCCCACACCGATGGAGTCGATCTTCACCGCAGTGGCGCCGGTTTCCCGGATAGCGCGAAGGATCAGCGGGGCGATCTTCTCCGGCCGGTCGGAGCGCAGTTTCCACTCCCGGCCGACCAGCATTCCGCGCCGTTCCCGGATCACCGTTTCGTCCTGGCCGCCGCCGACGTCCACGCCGAGTTCCACGGGGGAAAGGTCAGCGGGGCTGTACAGTATTTCGGAGTCCAACCGACAGGCCGCCACGTCGGAAGCCCGCACCACGGTATCGACCGCGTCCTCGGAGAACTCCCCGAGAACCTTGGAGCGGTAGAGTGGGTTGTCCTCGCCCCACTCCAGCTTCTTGTCCTCCACCCATTCCGGGGAGATAAGGGAAAGAGCGGCGCGTTCGGAGACTTTCTCGCCCGTGAAGTTCGGGGAGTCGTATGCGGAGACCTTCAGCGTGCTCCATCCGCTGCCCGGCTGGGAAACGGTGAAGAAATGGCTGGCGGAGTTGTCGGGGTTCCCGATGGCCAGGATGCGGCATTCGGGGCCCGTCGTAATAGCCTCAGCGGCAATCCACAGGTTGTCGGCCACGCCGCAGGCCTCGTCAATGAGACACAACACCCGAGGTGCATGGATACCGACGAAAGAGGATTCGCTGTCGTCAGCGGGCTTGCGGCCGAAGGCCACCAGCTCATCGTCGATGAACCACTCGGTCTGGTTGGTGCGGCCGGGAAGACCGGCGTCCTTGTGCATCCGGCGGATATACCGCCAGAGGATCGCCCGGACCTGCGCAGCCGTAGGAGCGGTCGTCACCACGAAAGCGTCGCCGGGAAGCGAGGAGTCCAACCACCAGCACACGATCATGGCGGCGACGAAAGACTTGCCGATGGAGTGGCAGGAGCGCACGGCGGTCTTGCGCCGGTCCCGCACCGACTCCATGATCTCGCGCTGCTTAGACCACGGGGTGAGCCCCAGACGTTCCTGAGCCCATACCGCAGGGCTTGCCGCCCAGCGTTCCTGGCGGCCCAGCGCCTGCTTCTTGTCCACAGCGGATTTGGTGAGCGACAGCACCTCTTTCAGGCGCTTGGTGTCGCCCATCCGGGTGAGGCGCTCGACCAGGTTCTTCAGCTGCCCGATATCCAGCTGCTCGGGGTCCAGACCGTATTCGGCCAGCTCGTTGCTCACGCTGGCCTCCCCAGGTCAGGTGGTGACTATGTGGCGCCGCCCCAGTGCTTCGCAGCAGGGGCGTTCATCTTCGGGTCGGCGGCAGCCTTCTCGACCGCAGCGCGGACCAGCGCGTCTTTCGCCTGAAGGAGAAGCCGTAGCCCGGCGGAGAGTTCGGCGCAGGGCGGAAGCTCGGCCGCGTATTTCTTCGCCAGGATGCAGATCGGCTTGGAGACGTCCCGTAGATGTGGCGGCAGGTGGTCGTAGACGAAGTGCGCCAGGATCGGGTTGTCAACCATTCCACACGTCCGAAGCTCTCCAGTCCTCACCCATGACATCACTGTGTGAAACCACCCAAGGGACAAGGTGGTCATCCACTGTCTTGATGTAGATGTAGGGAAGCGTCATCCTGGAATCCTCGTCCGGCACCTGAAGTTCCAGCCACATGTTGCGGCCGTTCCAGTTTGACCGGTAAACACGGCCTCCGGATTTCAGCACTGTGAGCGCATCTCCGAAATTCATGCTCCGCCGTCCACGAGAAGGAGCGAATCGTTGTGAACGGAGAAGACGTCGAACCCCTCTTCGTCAGCGAAGATCGTGAAGTTGGGCTCATGCCGGAAGTCCTGCGCGGTGACGTCCTTGGAGACCTCGCCCAAAGAGGTCAAGTACGTCACGGTGAAAGTTCGGTTTGCCATGTCTCCCCAGATGTAGAAAGCAGAAAAGCCGCCCGGAGCCCAGGCGGCCTTTCTGATAGTGGTGTCTACCAGACGTAGTCTTTGCGCATGTCGGCCTCCTCCGGCCTATTCGCAGTCGGGTCCGTCATCAAAGATGTCATTCATGGCATCATCCTCGCGATCATGAAGACCATCAGAGCCCAGAATACGCCGACACCCACCGCATCACCGAAACCCCAGTGCGCCCCGAACCGGGCCAGCGGAAAAACGACCACCCCGGCCACCAGACCGCGCACCATGTCTTTCCCCACTGTGCTCACGCGTCTCCCCCTCCGTCCGATCCGCAGTTCTCGCCGGTCTGCACCACGTGGCAGCCCAAGCAGTACAGGCAGCCGCAGGTGTCCTTCCAGACTTCGGCGACGCGGCCTGAGACGCGCTGGGAGGGGCATTCGCGGTGCCACAGGCGTCCGGCGGAGACGTAGGAGACCAGGGTGGGTCCGTAGCGCCAGGGGGTGTGCCGGATGCTGCTCACGAGGCATCCGGGTGATGGCAGGCGCATGCGCAGGGGACGCCCGTGAACTTGTTGGTCAGGCGGCAACGGTTGTGCATGGTCTTCCGCCAGGAGTTCAGTTGCCCCAGAAGGTACGGGTCGGGGAGAGGCTTGTCGGTGTGCTGCGACCGGAAGTACAGATCTCCATGGAGCCGGGCCAGTTGACCGGCCGCTTCGCATGCCGTGGACCGGTATGTAAGCGAGTACGGAGACAGCAGGTCCAGGATATGCGCAGGGAGCTGCTCGTCCGTGGAGCCGGGGATGCAGCCGGTCATGAGGAGGCCTCCGCGTTCCAGCCGGGTGCGCCGCAATGCGATGCACATGGGCCGCACAGGCATAGGCCGTCATGCCCTGGGGAGAGGGTGCACCAGCAGTCGCCGTACTGTCCGGGGATGCCGTCAGCGGTGACCCAGGTGGCTGGCGGTTCGGAGCCGCAGCAGTCGGGCTCATCGAGGGAGGGAGAGGTCATGCCTCATTCTCGCCCGGCGGAAGGGCCGGAGTCGAGGGCTTCATGGGTGTGTCGTCGTTGATCATCCCGATCAGGCCGATGATCTCGCTGCCGATCTGGTCGGCCTCCACAGAAATCCGGGTGGTGGCGTCCAGGCCCATCAGCTTCGCACGCCGCTCCTTGACCTTCAGGATGCGGTCGTGGATCTCCAGCGCGAGGCGCTTGTCCTCCATGGCGAGGCCGTCGTCGTCGTGGATGACCTTGCCCTGCTGCACCAGGATCTGCTTGTCCTCCAGCTCCCGCCACAGCAAGGACTCCTGCTCGTCCAGGCTCTGGAGCTGGGTGTGCCGCATCTCGTCCGAGGTGAAGCGGTACTGGGCGCCCAGTGCGCGGCGCACCGCCTCCACCGCCTTGCCGACCGCAGGGGTGCCGTCGCGCTTGAGGATCCCGAGCTTGAAGCAGATCTGCGGGTAGGTGTGGCCGGTGGCTGCCAGGCGCGCGGCTTCGGCGTCGCGTTCCCAGTCGATGCGGGGGGAGCCGGGCACGTACTCCGGGGTGAGGGGACGCTTGGCGGGGAAGAGGGCGTCGATGGGGTCGGGGAGGAGAGGCGAGATGTGTGGGGAGGCGTCGTCGGCGGGGCCGCTGTCGTCATCCGAGACGGGGGGTTGCTCGGTGGACATGGACGCCTCCCCAGGCTAAAACTCGGTTTTGGGCATGACTGCCTGCACCTGGTTGGTACCGTACAGTGGCGTCATTTGCTTGTCAAGCCCTACTGGCATCCGGGAAGGAAGAAGTTTTTCAGGCTATCGGAGCGTCCTGGTGAACCACCCAGCCGGTGGCACGCCATTACGGTCTATGACACTGTCGATGTGCGTCATCAGTTTCTCGATATCGTCACGTAGTCCGGGATTCATGGCCGCGTTGGCGTAGAACCATTCCTTCTTCCCCAAAACGCGAAGGCGGCCGAACTGGCGGTGAAGTTCTCGCTCACGGGTGTAAGACCCGGCCTCCGCTGTCAGG